CGTGCCGATCTTCGAGGCGTTCCAGCTGCGCTACGTGGCCCCGGGGCTGCATCTGGAGCAGGAAAAAAACGCCTCTGCGCCCTCGCCGAGTGGCACTTCAGCGGGGGCGCGCAATACTGCAACAACTGCACCCAAATCTGCCCGCAAGTCTGCGAAGCCTGCCCGGCGCGGCAAAACGCGCCGCTGACGCGGGAGGGTGCGATGGCCTGGGATCTTGCATGCCGGGCCACCGGCCAGCTGCGCGTCTCCGAGGGCGCGGTGCTCGGCTGGGACATGGGCGCGGTGCTGGCCATGGCCACGGCCTGCGGGCTCGACCCAAGGGCCGCGGTAGAGCTTCTGCCGGTGATCGAGGCGGCGATGGTGCGCGCGGTCAACGCGCAGATCCGGGCGCAGCGCCCGCAATAGGCGCACACGCCGTAAATATCACAACAACAGGGATCGGAACCCCAAATGACCAGCGCATCAAAACAGGTCACGGTGCGGCTGGCGGCCGAGGGCGGCCGGCAGGTCCGGGCCGAGATCAAGGGCATCGGGGCCGACGGCGCCACCGCCTTCCAGCGGCTGAGCTCGGAAATGGAAGCCGCCAATGCCCGCGCCGACCGGTTCTTTCGCCGGCTGCGGATTGCTGCCGCGGCGGGGGCTGCGGCCGTGGGGGCTGCGGCCACGGCGATGATCCGCAGCGGGCTGCAGGTCGTCGACAGCCAGGCCAAGCTGGCGCAGTCGCTTGGCACCACCGTCGCCTCGATCCAGACGCTGGAACGCGCGGGCGAACTGGCGGGCGTGTCGATGTCGGGCATCGAGCAGGCGACCAAGGATCTGACGCGCCGTCTCAGCCAGGCCGCGGCCGGGACCGGCCCCGCCGCCAACGCGCTGGACCGGCTGGGGCTGTCGGCCACCGCCCTGATCGCGCTGCCGCTCGATGAGCGTGTAGGGGCGATCAACGCGGCCATCGAAGCCTTCGTCCCCGCTGCCGAGCGGGCCGCTGTCGCGGGTCAGCTTTTCGGCGAGGAAGGCTCCATCGCCATGGGCCGGATCGACAGCGCCACGCTGCGCCAGGCGACAAAGGACGTGCGCGCCTTCGGGGTCGTGGTTTCCGCGCAGGACGCAGCCCAGATCGAACGGACCAATGATGCGATCTCGCGGCTGGGGCTGATCTGGCGCGGGCTGGCCAACCAGCTCGCGGTGGCCGCGGCCCCGGCGCTGGAGGCAGTGGCCGACGCGATGGCCGCACTCGCCGAACGCAGCGGTCCGGTGGGTCAGGCCATCGAGCTTGTTCTGGGCAATCTCGACCGGCTGGCGGCGACGCTCGCGGCCGTCGCAGCGCTTGTGGCCGGGCGCTTCGTTGCGGGAATGGCGGTTGCAGCTGTCAGCGCACGCGGGCTGGCCACGGCGCTGGCGCTGCTGCGCGGGGCGCTCATACGGCTGCCCTTTGTGGCGCTGGTGATCGGCGCGCAGGAGCTGATCCTGCGCTTCGGGCGACTGGTCGCGGCGGCCGGGAGTTTCACGGGCGCCCTCGATCTGCTGCGCGATGTGGCCGCGGAGGTCTGGGACCGGATGGGCACCGGCGCACAGGCGCTCGGGGCGACGGTGGCGGCAGCATGGGCCGGGATCCGCGCCAGCGTGGCGGACGGCGTGCAGGCCAGCCTTGACGCAGTGGCGCGCGGTGCATCGCTGATCCTCAACACCTGGCGCGGCGCGTTCGCGGCGACGCGGGCGATCTGGTCCGATCTGCCGGCCGTACTGGGCGAGGTGGTGACCGGTGCGGCCAATGCCATGGTGCGCGGCGTGGAGCGGTTGCTGAACGCGGTGATCGGACGCGTGAACAGCTTCATCGCGGGGATCAACACGGTGCTCGCAGCATTGCCCGCATGGGCGGTGGGCGAGGACGGCATCCGCATCGGGGCGCTCGAGGATGTCCGCCTTGGAGGCCTCAAAAACCGGTTCTCGGGCGCGGCGGGCGATGCCGGCGGCCGTGCGGCCGAGGCGTTCACGCGAGGATTCGAGCGCGAGTACCGCATCCCCGATCTGGGGCTCGGGGCCTATGCCGACGAGGCGCGTGCCACGCAGAACGCCCTGCGCGGCGTGGCCAACGAACTGCGCGGGGCAGCAACGGGGCCGCTGGAGTCGGTCGAGGCGATCCGGGAGGTGCTGGCACGCACCTCGGAGGTGGCCGATGCGTCAGCGGACTCCGTGTTGGGGATCGGGGACGCCTTCGACGGGATCGCCGGCGGGGAGGATGGGAGCTCCGGCACAAGTTCCGGAAGCGGAGGCGCTGCGGGGCGCGCAGCCAACGCGGCCACGGAGGCCGGCGCTGCGATCGCGGCGGCCGGCGAGACGGCGGCGCGGGGCTGGAATGCGGTCGCAGACAGCCTGCAGGGCTATGCCGGGCGCGCGATTGAGACCGGCCGCCAGATCGGCGACGCGCTGGTGAATGCCTTCCGCGGGGCCGAGGACGCGCTTTTGACGCTGGTCACAAAGGGCAAGGTGGATTTCCGGGATCTGGCGAACTCGATCCTGGAGGACATCACCCGCATCGCGCTGCGCTCGGCGGTGCTCGGGCCGCTCGCCAACTGGCTGGGCGGTGCGCTCGGCGGCATCGGCGGCGGGCTTGGGGGCGGTATGGGCGGCAGCCTCACCGCAGCGGTGGCGCATTCCGGCGGCGTGATCGGCGCCTCAATGCTCCCGCAACGACAGGTGCCGGCCATGGCCTTCGCCGGGGCTGAGCGTTTCCATGGCGGCGGTTATCCCGGTCTCCGCCCCGACGAAGTACCGGCGATCCTGCAACGCGGCGAGCGGGTGCTGTCGCGCCGCGAGGTGGCCGGGGGACAGCGCGGTGGTGTCAGCGGCCGTGACGGCGGCGTCACCGTCAACATGACCATCACCACCCCGGATGCCGACAGCTTCCGCCGCTCGCAGGGCCAGATCACCGCCGAGATGAGCCGCGCCATCGCGCGGGCGCGGCGCAACCGGTAGAGCCAGTAGATAAGGCAATCCATGACCGACTTTCACGATGTGCAGTTCCCCGCCACCATCGCCTACGGGGCCAGCGGCGGGCCGCGGTTCCTGACGGCGATCACCGCCACGCAGAGCGGCCGCGAGCAGCGCGTGGCGCAGTGGCAGCGCTCGCGTGGCGAATGGAACGTCTCCACGGGCATCCGTTCGCGCGCCGACATCGAGGCCGTCCTCGCCTTCTTCTATGCACGGCGCGGCCGCGCGCACGGGTTTCGCTTCAAGGACTGGACCGACTTCCGGGCGGCCGGGCAACGGCTCGGCACCGGCGATGGTGCAAAGACCGCGTTTCAGCTGGTGCGCCGCTATAACAGCGGCGGGGTCGTGCATGAGCGGCGCATCACGCGCCCGGTCGAGGCCACGGTCGTGGTGTATCGCGACGGTATGGAGGTGGGCACTGGCCTGTCCATCGATCACGCGACGGGCTTGGTGACGTTCTCGACACCGCCGGATCCGGGCGTCGCGCTCACGGCCGACTACGAGTTCGACGTGCCCACACGCTTCGACACCGATGCCGCCGATCTCACCGTCGAGACATTCGAGATGCAGCAATGGGGCAGGATTACCGTGGTGGAGATCCGCGAATGAAAGCGATGTCCCCCGAACTGGCCGCGCATCTCGAGGGCGATGTGCTCACATTGGCCACCTGCTGGCGCCTCGCGCGCCGCGACGGGGTGGTGTTTCGCGCGACCGACCACGATGTCGATCTCGCGGTCGATGGCGAGATCTACCGCGCCCGGGCCGGCTATTCGCGCACCGCCGTGGCCTCCGAGGCGGGGCTGGCGGTCGGCAATGTCGATCTCGAAGGCGTACTCGACGATGCCGGTCTCGATGCGGACGCGCTGCGCGCCGGGCTCTATGACGGCGCCGAGGTGCGGATCTTCGTGGTCAACTGGCAGGACACCGGTCAAGGCGTCCTGCGCCTGCGCCGCGGCTGGCTGGGCGAGGTCACGATGTCGAGCGAGGGCCAGTGGCGCACCGAGCTGCGCGGCATGTCCCAGGTGCTCGCGCAGCGGCTGATCGAGCCCTACACGCCCGACTGCCGCGCCGATCTTGGCGAC